CTTGTGGGCACCGGAGTGTCAACAGACCAGTCACCGTTCGGTACCATCACCTGGTCCGCGGGAGTTAAGACCGTCACAAAGCGCCAGATAATTTGTACGTCTATCGGATCTTCTGTGGGCGTTGGGGCAGGCTCTACCGGCGGCGGCGTTGCCGGTGCTCCTTATGCTCCGAACACGCTGTTTGTCAATGCCTTAAAAGAAGAGCTTAAGCAGTATGGTCAGTTCGATATTATTGATGATAACCAGTGCATACCGACCCAGGCATTCCAGCAGTTCGCCGCCCAGCTCGCGAATTCGCCCTATTCAACCTCCGACTTTGTTTTGATCGTGGGTGGCATGAATGATGCTCCGGTGGGCAACTTCAACATGGGACGCACTCTCCCCGGCCAACGGACTACGTTAGAAACTCTTATCGACCTCTGTCTGGCGCGGGGTGCCATCCCTATCGTCTGTACGACGCCGCACCACAACGTCGAAATGAGCCAAACATATCCGACTATTCCGGGGGGCAACCCGCTGTTCTGGCCGTTTAGAACATATAGTGTCGTCAGCACCTACGTTTTTGATACGACGGCGAATACCATTAAGGGCGACCACTTCGCCAGTCCGGTATATGGGGGTAATATTTTAAAACCGGGATATTCGCTGAGGGTGGACAGCGGCGATAACATGGGGACGTATACGATTACGGCCATTTCGGAGGACCGGAAAACGATAACCGTTCAGGAGCCCATCCCAGTCTCTGGTAGCATCCCAACAACAATCCGGCATTTCAACCTGCAGTCGATCGCTGAGGACATCCTGTACCCACCGCCGTCGACTTCCTTCGTTACGAAGGACTGGACCGGAAGCGGTACTGCAGTGCAGGGTGATGTGCGGTTCGAGATAGTGAATAATATGCAGCGCTCTGTGGCCCGCCAAAAAAGTGCATTCCTGGCGGACTGCGCATATTCATTCTTCAGATACGGGGTAGAGGTAGGTGGTTATAGTTCAGTTTATAACGTACCAGCCGGTAATTATAACCACATGAACGATAACGGTTATGAAGTAACCTTTGGCTATACATTTAAAGTCGCGGCAAAAAAAATAGCCAGTCTCATATTTGGTGATAAATATTACTCTGCAGCATAAGGAATTATCATGGCCTTTAAAATATCAGCAACAAAAACTGTCCAGATTTATTATCTCGGAGGATTTCTGTGTGATAAGGATATCAATATTGACCTTATTTACTCAGTAGAAAGCGTCAGGCAGGATGATGCAGGTCAAGTTAAAGCCTCAGTATCTGTTCGATATAATGATGCGGCGAAAGTTAACGCAGGAGAGTATGCAGTAACTCTGGACGCTTCGTCATCAAAGCCATGGACAGAACAGGCTGAGCAGCAACTTATGCAAGCTGAAGAGTTTGCTGGGGCTGTTGTCCTGTAAGCACAAAAAACCTACGCAGACTGAACGAGGTTGACCTTCCCTCTCAATAAAACTACTGTATATAAAAACAGTGTTTATCGGAGGGCAGATCATGATTCGACAGTCTGACATCGCCGCGGCGTTCCGCGAGTCGGTTTTGCGCAGCTCCAAGGGGTTCCAGTACCTTCACACCCGCGACTTTGTTACCGCGCTGCGTCGGCGCGGCATCCACTTTTCCGAGGTGGAGGCGAACTCCTGGATCTCGCGGGAACAAACGTATTTCGTCGATAAGACGCCTGATCATAGCGAAAACCGGCTGTGGATGATGGCCAATATGGGGAGGGTGATCTAATGGGCTTTCCTTCACCGGCGTCTGACTACGTTGAACAGCGTCTGTCTGTTAACTCGATCTGCAATGTTGGGCCTAATACGTTGCTCTTCGAGCGGTCTGGCGGTTACGTTGTACTGGATATCTCCCTGAAGCCAAAGCAGGGAAGCCAGATGCTTATCCAGCACGGCGGCGGGACGGAGCTTGCCACGCTGAGAGGAAAGTCACTGATAACCGAAGACGGCGAAGCGATCGAGGGAGACGATCTCGACGATATCACTGTCATCGGTGTCGTGACGTTTACTATCTGCGATGTGCGCCAGGACGACAACGCGGTGGTCTAGTTGCTGTCGATAAGTGAAAAAGCACGTGGGGGCTGTGTCGTAGATGTGGCGTGACAGGAATGCACGATAAATACAGGGATGTATTCAAACGACACGAAAAGACACAAAACCGAATGCGAACGCGGAAAACATGTGTGATTACAGTGTGTTATTCAACGCTCTACTTTCTTCTAAGCCGTAGGTCACAGGTTCGAACCCTGTAGGGCGTACCATTTTGCAGTAAACAGACGTTATTCTACGTCTTTTTTTATGCCCTAAATTCAGTAGGTTGGCTGATTTCTGTGCGATAAGGTCGTTTATTATTCTGCCTGCTTAGCCATTATTCAGCCCTATCTGCTGGCGGAACACTACGTTGTTTTGACCAGCACAAAAATCTTTTACTTTAAATCTCTCCCCTGTATTCTGTGCAGCTGGATTTCTCCCAGCGACAATTCGCAGAGATACCCATGGCCCGCAATCATGTTCTCTTCACCTCACTTTCGCGCCGTAAACGTCGGAGCGCGACTCTCAAAATCAAAAATCTTATCTACAAAGAGCGTGCTGTCTGGGGCGGCGTCTTCTATGACGAATGCGAACATGATGCGGCAGTTGCCAGCGGGGGCTGGACCTGGAGCGATATAGTTTTTCTTGGTCGTGACCCAGCCGTTTTCTGGAATGCGGAGATCATCACGGCGAATGTGGCTTTTAGCGATGAGATAGAAGAGGCTGCTTTCAATGAGGCGCTATTGCGGCTTGACGCTGCCAGCCAGCGTCAGGCAATGCATCTCGATTTCATACCAGATATTAATCGCGATGGAAAAACGATTAGCTATACATGGGGACGAAAGCCTCAACGGAATGACTCGCAGCTTGAGGGATTATCCATAAGTGATTTTGCCGATAAACGTGCGCGAGAAATTGCGCGTACTAATCCACCGCCAGTTTATTGCGGTTACCGCATATTGCCGGGCTACGCAGCAGGAATCGGCTTGAAAATGGTGGTTGACGCTGAAGTGCTCAGTCGGAGTGTAATTGAAAGCGCTATTGCTGATTTTCTCGCTCGCGGAGAACAAAACTGGTTTTCTGACGTGCCTGCCCTTGTCCACTACATTGACAATATCTACTGCAAACCGCTTAACGAGGCATCCTGAGCGAGTCAATATGGCCCCATTGAACGCCAAAATGACTTTCTTCATATCCACGCGGTTGATGACCGCGCTCAATATGAGGAAGAACCATGGCAAGAACCCGTGCGGAACGACGCCATCACATGCGTCGCATGAGGCATAAACGGCGAAACGACAACGCTGTGCGTAACGGCAGTCCAAAAGATCAGGGGCGCCACTATACCACTCCATGTTGTTGTTCCTGTTGGATGTGTGGGCACAAGCGTGACTGGTACGGACCAGGCATACAGGAGCAGCGCGCGCAGGCAAAATATAAGGAGGACATATGAGGTAACTATCCATAGCAGGAACCTTTAATGTCTGTTTTTAATTCACGAAGAGACCGCGATCGTAACGGTAAACCCAAACCACATTGCCATGTTGGCTATCCAGGGTTCGAAGGAAAGATGATGCACCATCGTCATCGCGCTTCCTGGCTTTGGCCCGACTTTAACACTTGTCATTGCCCGTCGACCTGGACGCGTATGTTTATGACCAGACCCCGTCGGGCGAAGGAGTTCGTAGCGCTCCGGCGAATCATGAAAGGAGGCGATCCTGACGGGATCTTATTTCCTCATCGCTCCAGGCCCTACGTGTACTATTACTGA